ATATGTTTTACCTTCAAAATATCCGTCCGAGCGCTTGGAAACAGACTCTTGTAAAAATTCAGCTACGCCATGACCAATAATAGCGTCTCTTTCCATCTCACCTATTCTAAAGCCGCCCTCATTAGAGCGCCCGCCTGCCGGTTGTCTAGTCATATGTTGTAACGGTCCAGTTGTTCTTGAATGAACTTTATCTTCAACCATAATTTTGAGTCTTTGATAATAAGTTGGACCTATAAAAATATCTGTTTTTATTTGATCACCTGTAATACCAGAATACATAATCTCATTTCCATATTTTTCATAACCATATTTTTGTAATAAGTCAAAATATTGATAAATATCATTATTTAAAAATGGAGTGGAATCCCCCATTAATCCGGCCATGCAGCAAGATTTGCCTAATACTACTTCAAATAGTTGATTTATTGTCATTCTACTGGGAATGGCATGCGGATTTATAATAATATCTGGTATTATTCCTTCAGTTGTGACAGGCATTTCATAATCTTCAATAACCATGCCACACATTCCTTTTTGACCGCACCTGGATGTAAATTTATCTCCAATAGTAGCAGGTCTTATTTTTTTAATTCTAATTTTACAACTCCTCAAACCCTTATTATTTTTAGTAACAATTACTTTATCGACAACCCCATATGTACCTTTATTAATAGTTTCTCCATATACATTAATTACTTCCTTCCCTTCCGAATTAACAACTCTTGTACATTTTCCTATTATAATATCTTTATCTGTTACATGTTCGCCTTCCTTGATAAAACCATTATCATCTAATTTAGAGTAATTAGATAGATCTTTTTTAACAATATTTTTTAGGAATAACGGGTTAGCAAAAAAGACTTTCTGCCCTTTAACTATTTCTTCTTCAGAACCGTAACTTCTATAATAAATTGATTTAAATAATCCTCTATTAACAGCAGATTTATTAATAATTACAGCATCTTCTTGATTATATCCAGAATAAGAACATATCGCCACAATGGCATTAATTCCATAGGGTAACTTATCTACATCAGTATATTTTTTAAATCTTGTTGTTATAATAGGTTTTTGTGGATAATGTAAAATATGCCCAAATACATCAAACCTTGTATTATAAGCACTTGAATATACACCAACTGCTTGTTTAGTTTGTTGACAAGAGAAAACATTTCTAGGATATTGTGAATGATTTGAGAATGGAATATTAACAGACAAAGCACTTAATATTAATGAAGAATGAATTTCGGAATGTGAATAATTTTTATCAATGGAATAAATATCTTTGGAAATAAATGCATTTTCACTTTCAATAGAATCAATATATTCAATACATGCTGCATTATCTTCTAAATACCTCATATAATCGCCTTGGGTTTTTTTTATTTTTTCTAATACATCTTTATAATATTTAGTATCATAAACAGTTGGATTTATATCTTTCACTTCATATAATAATCCGTGTATTGCTTTGCTCCATGTTTCAATATATGAATAATCTTTATTAATTAATTCATTATATTTGTTTCCATCCGAATCAGATTTTAGATAAAATACTGGCCGAATTATTCTACCCGAATCCGTAAATATATGTAATTCGTTTGATTTTATATTCCATGAGATAGATGTATTAACATTAATTATACTGTTTAATTTTAATAATTTAAGATATTTAAATAAAAATGAGGGATTTTCATATAAACCAATTAATTTACCATTTAAAAATGTAGGAGTATTATTATACATATCTTTTGCTACAGAATCTTTAATAAATAATAGATTTATATCAGATAAACATTGTAGGATTCCATCTTCTGAAATATTTGTGGAAACTTTAGCCATAATAGATAAATGATTTATAATACCAACATTACCACCATCTGGCGAATCAATAGGACATACAAAACCCCATTGTGAATTATGTAATTTTCTAGGGCCTAATGATTTTGATCCGGCAGGTAATGGAAATGATAATCTTCTAATATGAGATAAAGTCCCCAGCATAGTATTCCTATTTATATCTTGAACAATACCTTGTCTCCCTGAAATATTTGTACCAAATCTGGCACCAAATGATTTAGTAATATATTCCATCATAGAGATATCAAACATTTTAGATTTATTGTTTTCATTAATTAAATCTGATATTTTATTATCATCTAATGAAATTTCTGTATTTTTAGCGCGGAATTCATAATCTATATTTTTTGACAAAGATTTTTTAAATCCTCCCCATAATTCTCTATATAATTCTAATAATAATGACCCTGCTAAATCTACTCTTTTATATGAATATGAATCTCTATCTGTTACATCTATCAATTCCAAAGATGCCAACAATATTTTTCTGACAGAATATCCTAAGAATTTTGCTTTTTGAACTAAATCTGTATTATAATTTGGTAAGAAATTATTATTTAAAATATCTATAACATTAATACTTAATTTACCTTTAGTCAATGGCATCAACATTTTAAATGCAGCTTCTTGAGTATAAATGGGTTGTGAATATTTCATAGAGGGTAAAATTAAATCATATAGTTTATTTTTAAGAGTTTTATCATCATTATCATAAATAATATAAGATAAAATATCTTTATCCGAAATAATACCCAATGCTCTAAATAGAATAAATAGCGGGATAGAGTCATTACCATTTACAGAATTTATATCTACAAATCCTAAAATTCTCACAGAAAAAATATTTGCTCTTTTATAAACTAATTTACCGTCTTGATTTATTTTATAACTCTGGGTATAATAATATATATTATTTGTTCTTGAACTTTGGAATCCTTTAGTAGATATTGATTTAATATATCCTTGATATAAAATATTATCTGTACCTTTAATTATATATAAAATATTATTAATTTTATTTTCTTGTGATAAAAACACTTTTTCTTTCCCTCTGACAATAAAATATCCTCCTTGATCATATGGACATTCACCTAATTCTGATAGTTTTACAGAATCTAAACTATTTAATAAACATAATTTAGAATGTATCATAATAGGCATAAATCCAATATTGATTCTTTTACAGTTTTTTATAATTAATTTGCCTGAGTCTAATAATAAATATTTAATACCTATATTACAAAATATACTAGATCGATATGTATAATTATTTAAACGGGCATCATTTGGATACATATATTTAGATTCTTTATTATCATATAGTGTAGGAGTAGATATAAAAATATTTTCCATATCATTAATAGGTTCACCATAATTTGGTGATTCTGTCGTTTCATCTAATGTTTCTCCAAAATAGAAAGAAATTTCATATTTGAATGAAATATTATTACCACCTTTATCACCTTGATGAAAAATAACAGGATTTTCTCTTCTAATTATATTTTGTATACCATTATCTTTAGAAAAAATAAATTCATTAAATGAATCAACTTGATGTTGTGATTTGTAATAAGGTTCATCTCTAAAATAAGTATCAATGACATCCCATACATTTACTTTATCTTTTATTAATTCTTCCATTTATTTATATATATATATTATTAATATTTATAATTATTTTAACTTAAAATAATAAAATATTTTATTAATATATTAAAATGAAAAATCAATTGTTCAGAAGAAATCCTGACAGATATATTATAAATGATTTAATGTCAATCTTTAATATAAAATCTCTGGATGATAAGAATTTTCATTTTACTAAAATAGATTTAATTAACTTGAATATAGTTGAAAAAATTCATAAAATAAAAGAAAAATTAGAAATATATTATTTACCATGCAAAGCAAATATGTATTTACTAAATTTAACTGAAAAAAAAACTATAACTATATTAAGACAATTTTTAAAATATATTGATTATAATTTAAAAATGAAGGAAAAATATATTAAAGGTAAAAAAAATTATTTATATTATATTCAAAAGAACAATGAAAAAATATTAGTCACATTTGATTAACAATATTCTTTACAAATACCGAATGTTTTTCTATGCCATTTAGTAATACCATATTCTTTTATTGCTTCCAAATGTTTTTTTGTGCCATATCCTTTGTTATTATGAATATCATATTTTTTTAACTCGGGATACTCTTCACATAAATTTAAAATATAATTATCTCTATTAACTTTTGCTAGAATGGATGCAGCAGCAATACTTTTATATACATCATCACCACCTATAACACATTTATGGTTTATACATTCGCCATTTTTATCCATATAAAAATTGAATTGGTTACCATCTACTAAAATAGTATCAATATTTAATTGTTCTGTTATATTATCTACACATTTATGCATTCCTTTTAAAGTTGATTTTAAAATATTATCTTTATCAATATCTTCATGATGTATTAATATAGATGTATGTGCTATTGAATTATCTAAAATATATTCATATGCTAATAGTCTTTTTTTTAAAGATAACTTTTTAGAATCTTTTATTTCTATAGGCGGGACAGGATCATCTGGTACCCATACAACACCTGCTACAGATACGGGTCCAAATAAACATCCTCGTCCGGCTTCATCAATTCCTAGTTCTAATTTATCTTTTTCGAAATATTGTTCCATAAAATTTATTTAAATATTATATATAATACATATATAATACATATATGGTTTTAAGTATAAGAGTACATGAATTATTATCAGAACAGTCTAATTATAATATATTACAACGGGGATATAAATCATTAATTCCAGGTAATGATATACCACATAGTAAAAATATTTATCATAAAAATATGTTTAAATTATCTGAAAAAACTATTGAACTAAAACAATCCAAAAAATTAATAAAAAAAAGTGAAATAGTCATTGATAAGGTCGAAGAGGATGAATTAAATGAGGGGGAACAAAATTTCACAGAATCAGATGAAGAAAATTTACATATCAATCCAGTCGATTTAATAGAAATAGAGGAGGATGTTAAAGAAATAGATGAGGATGTTAAAGAAATAGTTAATGATAATGACGGATTCGTAAAAATACCTGAAAAAGACTTAATGTTAGATTTAATAAATATTATTGAAGATAAAAATAAAAAAGTAAATGAGGGAGAAAAAGAACAATCAGTTGAAATAACTGGAGATGCAGACGTAGAAAATAAATTAGAAGATCAACAAGGTGGTGAATTTAAAAGAATTAAATTAGATCACCATTATAATTTCTTTTAATCGTTTATAAATTTCTTAAAATATCTTTATAATATAAATGAGAATTGCAATTCCATCATATAAAAGACATAAATATTTAGGTGATAAGACATTAAAAACATTACATAACTTTGGATATGAAATAAAAGATATAGATATATTTGTAGGGAATGATGAAGAATATGGATTATATAAATCAGAATATCCAGAATATAATATTATAGTAGGTGTAGTAGGTATGAGACAAATTAGAGAATTTATATTTAATTATTATGATGAGGGAACCCACGTATTATCTTTAGATGATGATATAATAGATATAAAAATGAAAAACCCAAATGAAGATGAAAAGAGTTGTTTAGTAAAATTAGATAATTTAAAAGAAATAATTGATAAAGGTTTTAAACAATGTATAGAAAACAATACAATATTATGGGGAATATATCCGTGTGATAACCATGGATTTATGAAAAATAATATAACAACCCATTTGGCATTTTGTGTAGGGTGGATGTGGGGATGTATAATAGATAAAGAATGTTTAAAACAAGACCCACGAATGGTTGGTAATTTTGAAGATTATGAAAGAACTGTAAAAGTATTCAAAAAATATGGGAAAGTAATTAGATTAAATAATATATGTGCAAAAACTAAATACAATAAACCAGAAAGCGGTGGGATGAATATAGGAGATAGAAGTATTGGTA